AGAGCAAGTATCAGCTAAAGCTACTATTGAATCTGAAATCGGCGGACAAACAAAAGAATATGAAATTGAATTCTTCTCAAAAGCAACAACTGCAGCTGGTGCACCTAATAAGTTATATGCAACTTATGTTGACTTAGAAAAGAATATTGGTAAGAAAATTAAAGTAACAGGTGAATTTAGAGAAAACCGTTACTACAGTTCAACTAAGGAAGCAGTAGTTAGTGTAAATGTATTAAGTGGACGTTTCATTAATTATGATGTAAAAGATGCTGATACAGCAACTTTCGAATTCCAAGGTTTCGTAATTAAGGAGTTAACTGAAAAGACAAATAAAGAGGGAGAAATCTATCAATATAATATTGGTATTGCTCAAGAGGGTTATAAGGAAAATTCATTAACAGTTATCAACTTTAATGTATCTACTGAACCTGAAAGCTCTGAAATTGTTAATATTATTAGAGACCAATACTTAATTGGTAACTCTGTAACTATTACAGGTGACTTAGATTTCTATAGTGAAACTACAACTTCTGAAATTAATCAAGAGGGTGGTTTCGGTAAGCCAATTGTAAGAGAATATACTAATACTTATAGAAATTACTTTATTACTGGTGGTTTAGCTCCATTCTCACCAGATGATGAGAAAGCATTCTATAATGATGACAAGATTGCTACTTTAGTACAAGCTTATAAAGCTCATGATGTAGAACTAGAGAAGGAAGCAAAAGAGAAAGAAAACACTACAACTCCTACTCAATCTACAACTCCTGCGGCAAAACCTGCTGCTAAGAGAACTGGTAGTTTAATTTAATTGAAGGGGAGTAATCCCCTTCTTATTTTTTCAAATGACAAACGATAGAGAGGAGAAGAATTATGAATCTTTGGGAATTAGAACCACAAAAAATAACATCAACATTAAATGATAAGATATTCCAATTTTATGGCGACAACTCAACTCGTAAGACATCTGTTGCCGCAAAATTTCCTGGCAGTATAATCTTTGGTTTTGAAAAAGGTTATCAATGTATTGATGGAGTTTATGCAATTCCAGTAGATACTTGGTCAAAATTTAAAGATTATTTAAGACAATTAAAAGACCCACGTTCAAAAGCAAAGTTCAAGACAGTTGTTATTGATACAACTAGAATTGCATACGATTGTTGTACAACTTGGTTATTAAACACATATGAAAAGACTGATATTACTGACATTGGAACAAAAGGTAAAGGTTGGTCTTTATTAAAGAAAGAGTTTAGTGATGTATTAAATAGTATTCCTAAGATGGGATATGGTTTAATTTTAATTACTCACGCAGATGAGTCTGAAAAAGATGGAAAATTAACAATTAAGACTGACTTAGATAAGGTTGCTACTGCAGTTGTTAATAAGTTAGTTGACTTCCAACTTTATGTTCGTAAGGAAACAAAGACTGAGGGAGAACAAGAGGAATTAACTGTATTTGCATATTCTGACTTAGACTTCGCAGATACAAAACATAGACTTCGTTACTTCCCAAAAAGATTTGAATTTACTTATGACAATTTATTAGACGCATATAATTATGCTCTTGAACAAGAAGTAGCGCACGGTGCAGTATTAGATAATGAGGGTTCAAATCTAGCAAAAGAGTCTGAAACATTAGAAGACGTAAGAAATACAGTTATCGAATTAGTAAAACAAGACCCTGAAAATGAGCAAGTAGTTGAGTATATATCATCTCATTTCGATGTAAGACTTAGTGAAACTACTGAAAAGGACTATGATAAATTAGTTGCGGCTAGAGATTTCTTAGAGTCCTTATTTAACGCAGAATAGTGGACCCAAAACTTTTTACTAAAACACAACTTGAAGAATTAATATTGGAGTTATCTGGATTAACTAAGATGACTCCAATGATTAATAGACAAATTAGCCGCTTTGTTATTGACAATAAAATGTCATATCTAGAAATAGCAAGATGTGTAGATTATTATGTAGAAATTTTAGGACATGAAATTAAGCCAGAGTATGGAATTGCTTTTGTTACAAGCATCCGTGAACCTGCGGCAGAATATTTTAAAAAGCTTGAGCTTGACAAGCAAAAACAGCAACAAGAAGCTGAAAAAGTTATTAAATATCAAGACAAGAATATTATTATCAACATAAAGTCGTATAATTTGTTAAATAAACCTAGACCGCCAAAGAGTTTTGATATGAGTGCGATAAAGGTTTGCGAAGATGACGACACAAACGATTCAAATTAAATAGAAGTAAAAAGGAGCAGGTCTGATGTATCAAAAAGGTAAATTAGATAAATTATATGATAGCCAGGCAGCGTTATATGTATTAAGTAGTATAATGAAAGACCCTCTTCTTATTCAGGACGACAGTTATGTATTGGACCCAACAGACTTTTTCAAGCCAATACATAAAATGATTTTTGTGGCAATTTACAATTTAGAGCAACAAGGAATTGAAGTTATTGAACCATCTGGCATTGATTTGTATTTAAGTCACTATGATGCACAATATAGTTTTTATAAGGCGCAAAATGGTTATTCTTTAGTACAAGAATGTTCTCGTATGGCTCTTAGTATGGACCCAAAAGAGTTTTTATACTATTATAATCGTCTAAAAAAGTTTTCTTTATTAAGAGATTTAGAGAGTAGTGGAATTGATACTGGAACATTCTACAACACTGAAGTAAGTTCTTTAGATAAGGATGCAGAAGAGGATAAATTAGATAAAACACCAATACAAGCTATTCCTAATGCTGTTCGTGGCATTTTAGTTGATATAGAGAAAAAGCATATTGGAAAAGATAACGGAAGTGCTCAAAATGCAAGTAAAGGATTAAGGGATTTAGTTCAAAGATATAGAGAGATGCCTGAAGTTGGTTTACCACTTGAGGGTTCTATTGTTAATTTTGCATTAAGAGGTTTACGTTTAGGAAAATTATATACTTATTCGGCTCCTACAGGAGCAGGTAAAACTCGTTTTATGCTTAGTGCTGCAGCATCTATTAGTATGCCATATATAGATAAAAATGGTCAAGTTGTAATGCGTGGCGAAGCAGGAGACGAATATGAAAAAGTTGTATTCGTAACAACCGAACAGGCTGCGGACGAAATACAAACTATGCTACTTGCTTATGTAAGCGGCGTTCCAGAGAATAAGGTTTTAATGGGAGATTATACTCCTGAAGAATTAGATAGAGTAAATAAAGCATTAAATATTATAGATGCGCATCAAGACAATTTTATGATTGAAGCAGTTCCAGACCCATCAATTGCGGAAATAAAAGTCTTGTTAACAAAATATATTATTCAAAACCAAGTCAGATATATATTCTACGATTACATTTTCTCAAGTCCAGGTCTATTGGGAGAATTTAGAGATGTAGGCGTTCGTGAAGATGTTGCATTAATGATGTTATCAAATAGCTTAAAAGAGATTGCGATGACTCACAATGTTCATATTACATCTGCGACACAATTGAATGAAAATTGGTCTAAAAAAGAAATTGGACCACGTGATCAAAACTGTTTAAGAGGTTCAAAGGCTATTGCGGATAAAATCGATGGTGGTTTAATCGGTGTAAGATTGCAACCAGCTGAACGTGAAAAAATTCAAGAAATTTGGAATAGAATTAAAGTAGCAAAAGGTTATGATAAAGACCCTAATATTGTAATAGATATTTATAAGAATAGACGTGGAGAATTAAACTGCGTTAAAATCTTTAGATATTTTGATTATGCAACTTGTCATTGTATTGATTACTTTGTAACTGATGGCGAATATCATACAGTTGAAAATGTAAAAGAAATTAAATGTGTAGAAAAAATTGTAGATTATAGTACATTAAAATACACAGAAGGGGAGAAGGTAGTATAGTATGCCAACATTAGCTGAATTAAGAGAACAATTAACTGATGAAACAATTAAGGACATACTTATACAATATAATGTTGAACCAGTTGAAGAAGACGATGTTCAAATAGTATTCCCTACTTGTTGTCATAATTTAGAGGGCGGAAGTCCAAAATTATATTATTATAAAAATAATCACTTATTCCACTGTTATACTGAATGTAATAATAGTTTTGATATATTTGATTTGTTAATTAAGATGCATAAATTAAGAGGCGAAGAAATTACCCTTAAGCAAGCAATTAGTTTGTGTAATTTAGATACAAGTTATATGCAAGATGCAGATTTAGCAAGATATAACATAAGTGATGATTTACGTTTTTTAAAAATAAGTAATAATCATAGATTGATAGATATAGATGAACTTCAATTTAAAATCTATGATAAAGATATATTAAGAAAATTCTCTTTTGATTATTTAGGTTTACAGCCTTGGATACAAGAAGGAATTAGCGTAGAAATGTTGCAAAAGTTCAATATTAAATGGGATTCTTTTAGACAATGTATTATTATTCCTAATTTTGATATTAATGGCAATTTGATTGGATTAAGAGGAAGATTTTTCCGCGCAGAAGATATTGCAAAAGGTAAATACAGACCGATATATGACAATGGTACATTGTATAGTTACCCAACAGGAAAGAGCTTTTATGGTATTTATGAAAACCATAAAGCAATAGAAAGAAAGAAAATGTGTATCATATTCGAAGGAGAAAAGAGCGTACTTTTATTCGGGTCTATTTATGGTGCAGATAATAATATTGCATTAGCAACATTAGGACAAAATATAACAAGAGAGCAAATTCAATATCTAAGACAAATGAGAGTAAGAGATGTAATCTTAGCATATGATACAGATTATGAAGATATAGAACAACTAAGAGAAGTAAAGCAAAAATATATTGAAAAAGCAAAGATTTTTGCACCTTACTTTAATGTTAGTGTCTTAATTGACTATCATTTCTTATTACCATATAAAAGTAGTCCTATCGACGGTGGTAGAGAAATTTTTGAAAAAATATTAAGTGAACAATTAAAAGTAAGTTAGAGGTAAAAATGAAACCAATTAAGTTAAAACAAAATAGTTTAGAAAAAATAACTATGAAAGACTATTTACAATTATGCGGCATTAATGAAGCTGATTGTGATAGTTTTATAGTAGCTCCAAAAGATTCTGACGAACTTAATCCAATTTTATTAAAAAATATGCATCTTGCGGCGAAGACAGTGTATGAAAGATTAAATGATGATAATACAGTTGTCTTTGTTCAAGTTGATAGCGATATGGATGGTTGGACATCCGCTTGCGAATTCATCCAATATGTTCATATTCGTTTTCCTAAGATTAAGTTAATTTGGAGATTACATACAGGTAAACAGCATGGCGTTATTTTGGACACTGTTCCATCAGAAGCCAATTTAATTATTATTCCTGATGCTGGTTCAAATCAAGTTGAAGAGTTGACGGCATTAGTTAATATGGGAAAGACAGTTATAGTACTTGACCACCACCAAGTTGAAGATGAAATTGCGAGTGAAGCAAGCGGCGCAATTATCGTTAATAATCAAATGAGTCCAGACTTTCCTAATAAATCATTAAGTGGTGCAGGCGTAGTATATAAGTTCTTACAATACTTTGACACTTATTATTACAAGTCTGATTTATATAAACAATTTGCAGATATTGCTACTTTTGGTATATTAGCAGATGCAATGGATATGAGAACTTTAGATAATAACTTTATTGCATATGAAGGATTAAATCATATTCATAATAAACTAATCCGAGCAGTTATAAATCGTCAAGCGGGAGATGGATTGTATGCGCGAATTGTAGATAAAGAGTCACCTACTAAAACTGAAGCAGTATTCTATGTTGCTCCTGTGTTTAATGGTTTAATTAGATATGGAGAACAAGAGGAAAAAGAAAAAGTATTTGATGCTTTTACTACTCCTGATAGTAGTGAAATAATTGAAACTATTTATAGAGGAACTAAACGTAGTGAAAGCTTGTATGATTACTGCGCGAGAATTGCAGTTAATGCAAAAAGTAGACAAGACAATGCAAAGAAAAAGAGTATGGCGTTACTTGCTGAAAAAATTAATGAAGAAAATCACGACAAAGATAATTTAATTATAGTTACTCTATCTGGCAAAGAAACTGAAAAAGTTAGTCCAAATATTACAGGTCTTGTAGCTATGGATTTAGTTAAAGAATACAATCGTCCTGCTTTGGTTTTACGTGAAACTGAAGTTGATGGTAAAAAGCTATTTAGTGGTAGTGGTAGAAATGGTTGTTTTAGCGGTCTTGAAAGTTTATTAGATTTCTTACACGAAAGTAATTTAGTTGATTTCGCACAAGGTCATGATAGTGCTTTTGGTGTAATGGTTGAACCTGATAAAGTTGAACAACTACGTGAGTATGCGGAAACTCATATTGATAAAAGAATGTTTGATGACCAAAACATTTTTGTTGATTATTATTTCTATGGATTAGATAGTATAGATGTAAATGGACTTGCAGAGTTCGCTGAAGGACAAAAAATTTACTGCGGCACAATTCCTTCTCCAACTTTTGCATTTGAATTCGATATTGATACAAATGATTGTAGTTTAATGGGAAAAGAATCAAGTTCAATAAAATTTGTTAATAAATTCAATGATTTTATCGTATTTAAGCGTCCAGATATCGCCGCCTTAATTATGGACAATAGAGGAAGTAAAATTCATGTTACATTAGTAGGAAAACCTTCAATGTCACCATATGGTAGATTACAAATCACCGCTAGTGATTGTGAAGTTAGTAAAATAGTAGCACAAACAACACCTGTAAAAAGGTCAGCATTAGATTTAATATAAAAGGAGTTTACAATGGAAGATTTAATGGAAACACAAAGCCGTCTTTGGGAACAAATAGAAAAAGAATATGGTATTAAATTCAGATTAGCAGATGGTAGTTTTAGACCTGTTAATGAATGGCTAGATGATATTTATCTACAAAATCCTAGTCGTTTTGAAGAAATGATGGAAGATATATTTATTTATGGTGATGTTTTATTCGCCGATTTAATTGAACATAAAGAATAAAAGCAATTTTCATTGACAAACAGTAAAAAATATTCTATAATAATAATATAGAAAGGAAAAGTGATATTATGAAAAGAGATTATATTTCTATTCATAACCACACTGAGTTCTCTAACATTAAAGTTATTGATAGTATCAATAGAGCTCCTGAGCTAATAGATTATGCTTGGGAGCTTAATTTAGGAGGATTAGCAATCACAGAACACGATTGTTTAAGTGGTGTA